GATATACGCCATAGCAGGAAGACCAGGTGGCGGTAAAACCTATGAGGCGGTTGCCTACCACATTATTCCGGCCATTAAGGATGGCCGCAAAGTCATCACCAATATCACCTTAAACATTGATTGGTTCGTTAAGGTGTTTGGTGAAGACGTTCGAGAACTCATCAAAATCGTGGATGGCCGTTTAACGGATTTTGGTTCAACCTCGCGTCCGTTCAGTCAGATTGAAGACTACTCGGATGAATGGCGAAATGAAAAAGGACAAGGTCCACTTTATGTGGTCGATGAGGCGCACATGAGCTTGCCAAGTCGAGGCTTGGCCGCGCCGATTCTAGAATGGTACTCAATACACCGTCACTACGGTGTGGATATCATCTTGCTCACGCAGAACATCCGCAAAGTGCATCGAGACATTAAGGACATGATTGAAGTGACCTACCGATGCACAAAGAACACGGCCATGGGCTCAACCAGTTCTTACACCAAGAAAGTGCAAGATGGTTGTGCCGGTGAAGTGGTGAACACCTCTACCCGATTTTATAAGTCGGAATACTTCCCGTTCTATAAGAGTCATTCGCAATCCAACAAGCAAGTGCAGGAAGCCGAAGCAAAGGACATTCGCCCGTTCTGGAAGCGTTGGCCTGTCGTCGGAACGGTGGTGCTGTTATCGCTTGGATTGGTTTTCAATATCTGGGCTTGGTGGCCGGAGCCAGAGCAACCGCCCGACCCCGTTAAACCACCGCAACCAGTACAAGCGCAGTTGCCGGATGGAACGCCAACGGTAGATACGGCAGAAACCAAAACGAAGAAGAAAAAGAAAGCATCAGGGTTCGGGCCTTTGGAAGACTACGACTTCTATATCACCGGATACGCAAAGCAAATCGCCTACGCAAAACGGCTGAAGTATGCTGCCGAACTCGACCGTGACCTGACGTTCTACAAGATATACATCGATGTGTACGATGGCCGCGACAAGCTATTCAGTTTCGATCATCTGGACTTGGTAAAGATTGGGTATCAGTTCGAAGTGTTGAGCGATTGCGTGTATCGAGTGACTTGGGAAGAAACAGAGAGGATTTTCACGTGCGGCCAAAGAGAAAAGCCATCAGACATATTGCAGCAAAACATGCCTGTCCATATCTAGACCGCTCGCCACAGCGTCGAAGCTAGCGCAGTCTGCGTAGACCGAGGAAGCGGAACATGTAGGACACCAAACCTTGGCACTTCCACATCGAACTTAATCATGGGGCTCTATACGAGCCCTTTTTTATTACGTGCGCGGTATTGCGAGCATTTTGGGAGGGGCCCGCTTTGCGGGAGGGACCTAAAAGCGGAGCAAACCCCCGAATCTGTATTACGGGGGTAAATTCCTACTCCTTACTAACCTTGAGCACTGATACAAAAAAGCCGAACTGTAACAGCTCGGCTCATCTACTAAATATGTTCTACCCATATTGTGTAACTGGCTCGGATATGTTGCACTTCAAACCAACCTCTCTCTCAATGACTGAAGCAATGCTTATTGGATCATAGCTCCCCATAGCTTCAAACCTCAGCAATTTGTGATGCCCTGCGAATGCCGCATTTACATACAAGTCTCGTTCTTGACGTTTTTTCTGTCTGTGCGAGGAATCATCCAGCTCAATTACTGCGATTACTTTTGTATCTCGATCTGTGATAACGAAATCCACTCTCTTAGCCCAAGTTTTAGAGTTATCTTTAAAGTTCACAGGTTGGACTAATGCCATCATTGAAACTTGGCAGTGCACAATACAATCAGATGGCAATATATCTAACAGTGTCTTATGAAAGGTACTCTCAGCCTTTGAGCACAGCGTATTGTGTTTCTTGTGAGGAACAGATACGTTTTTTTTCTGAAAATCACCATCTGGAACATCAATTGGGCTTGAATCTACAAAAGCTTTAACTTTATTGTCGCCTCTCTTTCTTCCTCCCTTTGCAAACAGGCACACGATACAAAGAACAGAAAAAACTATAATTAACTCAATCACTTTTATACCCACCCATTACAACCTACGTATGCAGTAGCATATTGCTATTTGGGCAATGATGACAAGGATTTTAGTGCTTTCATATTTGGTCAAAGAAAAAAACACCAATTTACTATTAGTGTCTCACGGTTAAAGCATATAATTGGCTTAAGATATTTATCTTAAATTAAGAGCTAAACAACAAAAAAATACACAACGACTTGCTTATGCATACTATCTTGTAGATAATCCTGCCATTTTCATAACGAGGACTAATTACAATGAAGTATCAGACGGATTTAGACGCTGTACCTCAGTGCCCTCCTCAAGGGTGTTCCCCAAAGTCACTAACCGCTTATCGTTTTGTTTTTGAGAAGATGGATCATGGTAGCTTTTTACCCGTAGGAAAGATGTCTCCGAGCCGAGTAGATAAAGCCCGAAAAAATAGAGTTAAGTGCTCTATGCTAGCGCTTTCTATGTTCGATACAGAAGAAAACGCTTTAGCTAAATTTGAAGAATTGCAAGAATCTAATCAACATATAGCCAAATCAATTGGCAGCTTTCTTGCTGAAGGGTCGATAGATGTAAATGACGGTATTGCTTCAAAACCAAATAGTCGTGGTCATTTCGATGTCTTTGAATTTAAAGGCGTTGATTTATTACCTAAATTCAGAAAGTTAAGAGCTCTTTAGGATCAAAAAATGTATAATATTACAGGTCAAACTCTAGATACACTGCCCTTGGGAGAGTTAGAGTGGAAAAGAGATTTAATTTACTTTGATGGCCCTTTACTGTCTGAGTTTTTAACCGAGCATGGTGAGACATACCTAAAGTATTGGTGTGATTGTGATGAGAATTACAATCGATGGCTATACTTCAAAGTAAAGGAGCAAGACAGATTGCGTCTAGTCAATGGCGAAAAGTCTGTTAAAGAAGTAATGAAGAAGCAGCCCGATTCTTTTTTCTTTTTGGCTGATGAAGGTATTGATAGCGACCGTTATCAATTAGTTAATATGGATAAACTTCCAGAACATTACTTCCCTAAAGACACCTTTCATTTAAGTATTGAAGATTATGAGGAAGATGAAAATACTACCTCTTTGCTATTTGAAGATGAATGGGATTTTGAAGACTTAAAAGATATATATCGAAAGTTCACTCAAATACATGACTTCATTTTTGCATCTAAAGGTGGCTTAACTCGTTTGAACTCTGCAATGCCTTGGCAAGGTGGATTTAGCGCTTACCACTTTTATAACAAAATTAGAGATGCTCTGTCTTTGGCTGACAGAAGTAAGTTAGATGCCATTCATTATGCATCTCCGGGTTATATGAAGATAAGTGCGAAAACAGTTACCGCTGATGCTACCTTGGAAGCTATCAACACTTATGCTATCAATAAAGAGGTTATTGATAGGGTCTATCTTGAGCTTCAAAATAGAATTAAGGAGCTAGATTTAAATAATATCTCTCCTGACAGAGCTGTTCGCACATTCTCCCAAGATCCCGCTTGTAAGCGACATTCAGAACGATTGATTTCATTGCTCGGTATACCAGTCTCTTGGCTAGATAATTTCGTTGATACTGACTTCGAACGAACTAAAATGGTTCAAGCTCATATTCGTCGTTTAAAGCAGTTTTATAGCTATATTGAAGAACGAAACGTCCGCGTAGTTTCCCCTATAATTAATAGGTAATGTATAGGCAGCAATATGAGAGCTGCCTTTATTGTCTACATTATTTTCTTTAATGCTCTAGCATATTTTAATATTTTTCCGGCGGCCTCCAAATCAGTCAACGCTCCAATCTCTAACAAAGCTATTCCTGTTAAAACCTGTTGTGCAGTTACAAGCTGCCCTGTTGGAAGCTCTAACCTGTCATAATGCATTTTAAAGTGCTCCCATTGTTCTGATGGGCTCAGTTCCCTTCCCTTCGTCATTCTCATGAGCCGTTTACACTCCGGTGGAATGGTTTTCCCCTTATCCCATTCTTTGACGGTTCTCACAGTTTTTAAACAAAGTTCAGCAGCTTGTTCGACGGTTAAACCACATTCAAATTCACGAAAAATATAGTTTTTAGTCATTTCGTGATACTTCATTGAATAGTCCCTCAAAAGAGAGACATTTTATAGAACTGGCATATGCAATCGCATTCAACATAAGCAGATATAATGCGCACCATGGGGCTTTTTGTTAACAAAGTCTAACTCTTTGATTAAGCCTTTCATAAGTGTCTGATAACCAAGCCGTAAATTTTAATTTTGTGAGTTTTAAACGTTTAAGTCGTTTGTACTATTACTGGCGATTGTTTCCCGCAATCTACAAAACTCGCCCAACCCCCCTTACCGCCACATTATGAGGCGTTCGGTTAAGGCGAAAAAACAAGAAAAAAATAATTTTAGTCTGTTCATCAAATTGCGAGCGTTGTCATGTTTCACGAATCATTTTGCACTCTGTTTTGGCGCGAATTTAAAACCCTTAAGCAAGGCGCCGAGTTTTTTCACGTTACCAAGCCGACGGTTGTTCGTTGGCTAGATGGCACCGTTCCGGTGAATCCGATGGCGGAAAAACTTCTACTCATCAAGTCACTTGGTTATTTGCCTAATGACATTCGTTGGTCTGGATTTCGAGTTTGTGAACAACGCGCTGTGTTAATCACACCATCAGGTCGTGAGTTCAGTCCTAAAGAATTGGAAAGTTTTGTATTCTGGCGTGACGAACATCGTCAGTTTGTTGAAATGTACGGACACTTTGAGTACCCCAAGATTTATCCTGCTAAGGAAAATCTATTGCCGTTTCGTGGCGGACGCCGAATGAAAGCCGCCGAGTGGATACCATCAAAATTAAAGTAACCTTTTTCTTTGTCTGTTTTTTAAGCATGCAACTTATGAAACTTAGATAAGTGCCACATATTACAGAAGAGGTAAATTTTAAATCCCTATTTATCCCTTATATTAGTTCACCTATCATAAGTTTAGGTAATCAATATGAATATTAACGAACTATTAACACTGTCTAATTGGGCTATATCTGTAATAGACCGCTCCAGCTTCATCAATAGCTTGCAATCTGCCGGAAAGTCACTAAGGCTTTCTTTGGACAGAAACGACCCTCGCGAAACAAGAAGGCAGAACCTTAGAGCTCTGCTAGAAGGCTTTCAAGGTAAGTTGAAATTCATCGAACAAGATAGAAAACTAACTGATGCTGAAATTGAATTCCTTGAGGGTCTAGGTTTAAAAACAATCATCCTTCCATCAGCAATTGATTCTTATAAACTTGCTCTTCAAGAGAACGGCTCTTTGGAGAGCTCAATTCATATTATCGAACAAAAACTTATTGTTTTAAAAAACGCTTACTCGCATTTTAAACAGCTCAGTGAAGTGCTATCTCAAGTAAGTGTTACCATTTCTGGTGGGCAAAATCAGGAGCAGCTCTTTCAAGAAGGTAAAATCTTAACTCGTCTGCGCTTTCATGATGAGGCGTCTATTAGTAATGTTGTAGATTTTGAGCGCTGGGGTAAAAGTTGGCACACTATTGGACGTGGCTTCTCAATGTTACATGGATATGCACCAGAGGATGTTGAGATTGTAAGTGCTGGTAAAGGTTCAATTCTTATCGACTTGTTAGCCAATATTGATACGATAAACTCAATTGGTGAGGCGATAAACCATCTTCTAGACTCCGTCAAACATCTTGTAGGAATAAAAGTGGCAATATCATCTCTGGATGCTCTTAGCTCAAAACAAGCCAGAGATGCGGCAGAGCAAAAAGTATATGAACAAATGCTTGAGCAGCTGCAAAGCGAACAAGAAAGCGCGTTAGAGTCTAACTACGACAATATAGCTAAGATATTGATAGACAAGGTGGACGGCAACCCTAAATCAGTAGCTGAGCTACGTAGAGCTATTAAGGAGCTTGACTCATTCATTCAAAGTGGTGGTGATATAGAATACATCCAGTCACCAAACGCAAGCGATGAAGAGAAGGAAATCATACATCAACTAAAAAAAGTGCAAGTTTTGCTCGAAAATAGTCGCGCTGAAACAAAGTTATTGAGCAACAAGGCTAAGCCTGATGAGCAATCTAAAAGCAATAACGACCTAAACGATTAACAGGCAAACAAAGCTGATTGCAAACAAAAAAGCCGAACCCCATCGCTAAGGGTTCGGCTTTTTTTAGGCCTCTGCTTTGGTGGCATTCGTTTGAAGCCTGTCGAGGTCAATCGACCCGCCAAAAGTATCGGCTCCCTACCCGCTGTGTAAATCGTCATTAGCTATCATTTGATATTTGTCGTTGAACATCATTCTTTCTATCACTGCTTTCATGCAAGGTTGTATTTTTGCTCGTATCTTTATGATACTCCGAAACCCAAGATGCAAACTCTTCAGGCTTTTTCTCTAAACAACTGAGTATATAAAGGAACAGAAAGATTGTACCAAGTGAGATAGCTGCGATACTTACATTTCCAAATATTGGCAAAAGAACGTTTACGTTCTTTAAATGGTATTTTGCTCTCGAACACTGCGTATACGCCTTGCTGTCCAACTTACACTCATATTCGAGAATGTTTTTTATATCAACCTGTTCAATTCTTTCTGCTTCATAGAGGTTGAACTTCCCTTCCTTTTCCATCGGCATAAGAACCAATGTGAGTTGCATAAACGTGACAGCACCTAAAGTAAGGAAAAATACGCCAGCTTTACGCCAGCTTTCAGCATGGGTTTTATGATGAAATGACCACTCGCAAAACATTCCTATCCATTTGTAAGCGCCAACAAAGAAAGCCTTCATAATCTCAAATCCATTCAGTTACTTAGAAGATAAATTACCATGAATTCTGACGAAAAACCGAACCTTATTGCGAAGGTTCGGTTTTTTTACCGTGGCTTTGTTTTATTCCTCACACTAGCGGCGGCGCGACATCGAAAAAGTTCATGTATAGGTTTTGGCTAAAGAAACCACGAACCTGCGCGTTTGCCGTTGAACTCACCATACCGATATTCGACATCGTGACGGTGCCATCATCGCCCAAGCTGAAATCGGTGTCTCGCGCTTGAAATTCAAACTCAAAGCCTTGGTTGCCCATGATGATAAACGACAGGTGTTTATCAATTTGGTAACAGCCCTCAACGCAAGGTAGGAAAAAGGTTGGGTCTGCTTTTGAGAACTTCTTGGTGATAATGAACTCTTTCCCGATGCCTTGATTGGTGTAATTGAGTTTTGGCACTTGTCCGGCTTTGCCGTAGTACACCCCTGCACCTTCCACGGACAACACGCCCCGCGCGGCGCTTTCGATGAAAAACGCACGTTTACGATAGTTAATGGTCGCGCCACCTTCGGCCAGACTTGGGATTTCAAGCCAGAACTCTTTTACATCGTACAAGCCCGCCGGAAGTTCAACGGTGCGTGACGCTCGGATACTGGTTGCGTTGCCGTCTCCGTCCAAATCACAAATACCAAAGCGAATCTTTTGCGGGCCACCTGCCTGACAACAGCGCACATAGGCGTAGTAGTTTTGCTCGCCATCTTCAATCAGCGTTGGTGTATCAAACTCTTGGAACAACACCGCATTGGCACCGTTACCCGTCATGCCAAGACCACCAAACATAACGGCGTTACCATCCTTGTTTTGGTGCAGGTCGGCTTTGCTATATCGGCCGGATTTCACTTTGCAATAACTGATACTGCCGCCGTGTTGAACCTCAATGCTCCACGATGGACAAATGGGTTTTGCAATGCCTTTCATGAAGTTAAAAGACTTGGCTTTGTCTACCGCATGCCCATACAAAATATCATTCGAAAGCGTCGCGCTGTAATACTCCGCAAAGCTTGGGTTTCGCAATAGGTTGTCAGGCGCATTGCCAGCAAGCGCCACTTCTGCCATGGCGCGCTCTAGGTAGTCGGCAATGTGCTCGACTTTTTTATCCGTGCTTCCCGTTGGAAGCGGTTTAACTGAATCTGTCATGATAAATACTCTTTAATCTGTCTGTTTGGCCGTGAGCACCAACACGCTTTCGCGCACATCTTGCAGCCCTTGGGTAAGCTGTTTGTTGATGGCGATTTGGTACTTCAGATTCATGCCGATAAGCACAAACATGACCAGCGACTCGGACGAAAACCCGAGACCCGATAAGGCGTTAATAAGGGCGTTTTCCATCCAAGCCCCCTACTTTTTTGCTTGGTTTCCACTTGTCCGGCAGCGACTCATACGCGCCAATCACAGCGGGAATGGCTAAGCCAACCGCGCCGCCAAAATTCACGCCCGTGTCAGTCAGCTCCACGCTGAATAAATGGCCGTAGCCCGTCGCCGCAGCGATAACCGAGCCAAGCAGTGTTAAGCCTTTTAATGTTGAACGTTCAAACATGTTGTGTTTCTCCCTAAACCAGATTGACGCCTTTCAGCACCGTGTTTTTGCTGTAGTGGCGACCCACTTCCATGATGCTCATCGCGTGAAGCACTTCGACCAACAGCGGCTTGTTGTTCACCAAATCAATGCGTTCATCCATACCCACACCAACGCGACCCGCGACAAAGCGTGCATAGTTGGCCGTGTGGTTTTCGTTTGGTGGTGCAAAGCGGTGAATGATTTCCGTTAAAGTGTGCAGCTCATGGCGGCGCTGATAGTTGCGCAGCAAAATGGCGCCCGCACGAAAGCCCCATTCGGGCGCTTGAAAGGTTTCAAAGGCTTTATCGCGTGACGGCGTCACCTTACCTTGCCATGCATTTGGTGCAATGCGAATGTTAAGCGGGTTATTAATGCGAATCCCGCGAACGCTTGATGTAGTTGATGTCGTCATGGTGAACGCTCCAATTCCAAAAACAAAAATAATTAAGATAAACAACGGCATGGTTACACCTCCAACAGTGTGACGCTGTCACCCTCCGCGCCCGTTAAGGTCATGTCAGCCGTGCTTTCAATGGTGATGCGCTCGCCCGCTTCCAGTTCAAACGCATCAATGAACACCGAGGCGGTATTGGCTTTCGCTGCCTTAATCGTGATGGCTTTACGCGTGGCGTTTTGTGCAATGTTGTGCGGGAACACGCTCACCGCTTCGGTGATGAGGTTGCGACTGACTTGCGCATCGACGTTGACCACTTGCGTTGCTTCGAGCGTGACCGCAGGCAATGCAGACACCTCCACCGATGGCAACGATTGAACCGTCACGGGTTGCGGCGCTTTGAACTCAACAGGCGGTAACGTCGTGACGCCGAGCTGTTGATTTGCTGCGATTTTCACAGCAGGTAGTTGATTCACCGCCAGTTGTTGATTGGGCGCGATTTCTACCGCGGGTAAGTGTTCCACCGTCACCCCTGGCATGCGCTCAATCACCACATTCGGCAGTGCTTGCACCACCACGCTTTGCCCCTCAACGGGCGGCGTGAACATCCCAAAACCAAATTGAATTTCAATCTGGTTATCGGTGCGGCTTGAGATAAGCAAACGCCCAAGGTGTTTACCCTCGCCCACGTTAAACACTGACGACTTACCAAGCGTGACGCGCTCGCCGGACGATTCCCGATAGATTTCGATTTCAGCTTGCGCCGATTTCAGATATAGCCAATTACCATCTGGCGTCAGCGGGATGGCTTGCCCCGCTAATAGTTGCGTGTTCATCGTTTTTTCACCATTACGTAGCCAAGCACCAACACAAGCACAATCGCGAGAACGACCATCATCTTGCTCGTTTCGACTTGCCCGCCGTCTTGTTTGAATTTCGCCAAGTCCATCATGGCTTGCAGATTCTTCGAGTTCTGCGCCGCTTGGTTGCCCGCCAGTCCTGCCAACATATCGAGGTTTTCACTGTTGGTTGAGGCATAGGTCGCCAAGGAATCGCCCGCAAAATCGGCCACTTCATCAATGGCGGTTTCGGCAATGTCGTGCGTGGTGTCCATCGCTTCAAGCGAAATGCGCTCATTGCTGTTGAGCATCTCGCCGCCAAACGCAAAGGCTTCATCAAACGCTTTTTCGCCAAGCTCCATGGCGGCATTGACGGCGCCGTGGTCGGTCATGGTGGTGTTGATGGTCGAGTTGTTCACCCCCGAAATCGCTACACCGAGGTTATCGCCACTAATGGCATTCTGACCGCTGACGTTGGTCGTGTTACTGGTATTGCTCGATTTTGATTTAGAACTACCCATTTACAGCACCCCCAAATCCAAACGAATAAAGTCGCCGTCTTGCTTGGCGGTGACGCCAATCGAACGCACCAAACGGGCGACGCCTTGAAACGCCGTATCCGCAGATAACGATTGCATCCCCGCCGCTTTAACGACATTAACCAGTTGTTTGATGCCCGAACGCAGACCACGACCCGCGACGCCCCACAAAAAGTAGTTATCCCCGTCTCGCTCACCCGCAATGATTAGATCATTTTCATTGCTGATTAGGCGATACAGACTCACGCGGCCATCCTTGACCGCTTTGCACAGCTCGACATACGCATCAGGGCAAGCGCGAAACGCGGGCTTGAGTTCACCAAGCGCACGTTTCGATTGCGTCACGACTTCAATTACTTCTTTTTCCATAGCAACACCGCCGCAATCACAATCACTACAAGAATCATCAACGTGGTGGAATTGCCCCCGCCCATATTGATATTGCCTACCGAGAGGCTGCCACTTGATTCACCATCGGCACCGCTGACCGCGGGTCCACCGTTGGCGCTAATTGGCATCGAGCCAGAATTGCCTAAAAGCCCACCAA